GACGATGCGGACGTGATCATCCACGGGCTACGCCTCCGTCTCGAGGGGGCCAACGGCGTGACCAAGGCCATCGCCATCACGGCCGCGGATGTTCGCATCAGCGGCTGTGACATCGAGGTGGCCAGTGGGGCTGCGCTCAAGTCGACGATCGCTCTCGAGATCGGAACGGGAGCAACCCGCGCCGAGATCATCGGCAATCGCTTCCGCGGGTCAGCTACCCACAACGTCACCGACGGAATCAAGGTGGCGGCGGCGGTGGATGGCGTCCGGATCACTGACAACGAGATGGTGTTCAGCGCCACTGCGGGGAACGGCAACGTTCACTTTACCGCGGCGGCCACGAACACCGTGGTGGCCCGCAATTACATGTACAACACGCACACGGCCAGCACGGCGTGTGTGGCCTACGACAGCGTGGCAGTGGACGGTCTCCTGGCTTACAACGTGTTTGCGACCGTCAACGATGGCACGGTCACGGCCCAGGGCGCGACCTTCGGCGCAAACTCGCTCATCCGCTGCGTGGAGAACTACAGCGTGGACGAGCCCAAGAAGAGCGGCGTGCTGACTCCGGGGGCCGCCACCTGATTGATGTCTCCCTGGGGGCCGTAGCCGTACACCAGTCCGGTAGCCGTGTGTCCGGCCGGGGCCTCCAGGGGGGCGCTTAACAGCCCCTATGCACATTCCCCGACGATATCCGTTCCCGTCACCGGGCGGAGAGTACCAGACGGCCTGCGACTACTGCGGGATCACCTGGTATCGCTCCTCGCTCGTGCGTGACGAGTCCGGTTTCCTGGCGTGCCCGGACGACCAGGAGGGGCGGTGCACGGCGACGCTGGCGCGTCTTGAGCAGGAGGCCATTGCCGAGGCCTCGAACGACATGGCGGGCATTCGACGGGAGCCCTGGTGACCACCAGCGCGACCTCGACGTTTGAGCTGAGCCGGGATCGCCTGATCCGGCGCGCCTTTCAGATGGCGGGCCTGCTGGAGGCTGCGCAGTCGGCCGAGGGCGACGACGTGGCGCTTGCGTCGGACATCCTGGGGATGGAGCTGCTGTCGCTGCAGACGGAGGGCGTGGTGGTGACCTGGGCAGAGCGCACGACGCTGGCGCTGGTGGCCTCTACGGCGGGCTACACGTTCCCGACCGACACGCTCGACGTTGCGATCGACCCCAGCAACATCGCCGGAACCATCGTGCCGTCTGCGGGCTCAGAGACACCGGTGTCGGTGATGAGCCGGGCGGAGTACCTGGCGTTACCGAACAAGGACATGGAGGGGACGCCGACGAGGGTGCTGATTGAGCGCCTGTCGTCGGTGGCCGCCACGTTCTGGCCAGTGCCGGCCGACACATCCAGCTTCCGCTACGCGAAGGTGCGTTTCCCCCGAGACATGGACACGGGCGCCCGTACCCTTGACCTGTCGAGGCGTTGGCAAAAGGCGATCTGTTTTGCCATGGCGTACCAGCTCGGGCTGGCGAAATCTATCCCGCTCGACCGCGTAGCGTTTCTTCGTGGCGAAGCCGAGAAGGCTCGCAAGGCGGCCATTCTGAGCGACAACGAGAGGGGCCACGCGCAGATCTACGTCGCGAGCAGCTACCGCGGGGGCTGGACGTAATGGCGTCCCTGGTTGCACCGCTGGCCTCGGGGATCGTCGGGGCGGCGTCGGGAGCGGCTGTCTTTTACCAGCTGGGCACGGGGACGCTGGCCACGGTGTACTCCGACTCCGAGGGCGTCACTCCGGTGACCACGCACACGCTCGACGCCAACGGCGGGATCGTCCGGTACGTCGAGGCGCGCGTGGACGTGGTGGTGACCGACGTAACGGGCGCGACCATCCGCACGTTCACGTGGGGCACCGACGCGCGCGACGCGCGGGTAGAGAACGCGGGGTTTACCGGGACGCTGGTGGGTGGCGGGACCGGCGCCGGAGGGCGCACGACGGTGGACGCCGTGCTGACGGCGGCCTTCGCGTCTTTCGGAAGCCTCGACTTCGAGGTGTCCGTGAACGGCACGCCCAGGACCGTTGCCGAAGCGGTGGCGAGCAGCGCGGGCCTGATGTTCAACGTCAAGAATAGCCCATACAACGCCGTGGGCGACGGCGTGGCAGACGACTCGACCGCGATTCAGACAGCCATGAATGCCGCTGTGAACGCGGACGGCGGCATCGTCTACTTTCCCAGTGGAACCTATCTCATCGAGACGGGCCTATCCATGCCTGCCGGAGAAGGGACGGTTACCTATCTCGGCGAGTCGTCCACGGGTTCCATTCTCAAGCAAGGCACGAGCGGGATCACGTTGCTGAGCACCGGCGGGGACAACAGCAACCTGTTTCTCGGGCTTACCTTCACGGCCACGGCGTCCAACACAGGGACGCTTGTCAGCGTCGGAGGGGGATCCAGGGCCACCTTCATCGGCTGTGCGTTCGAACCGCTTGCAGGCACCCACGTATACCTGGTGGACGATCCGGCGACTGTCGTCGTATTCGACAGTTGTACATTCTCTCAGGCCGGCCTGGATTCGCGCGTGGTTTTGTCGCCCGTGGTCGGCACTGGACCACCGGCGGTCTTTCAAGGCTGCTCAATCGTGACGGCGGGGGAAAGCATGACGACGCTTCAGGGCGTCGCCGCCTCGCTTTCGTGCTGCAGGATCACGCTGGGCTCCGCCATCGCCGCCGGAACGACGATCTTCTCTTCGTTGGGGCTCGTAAGAATGATGGGCTGCGAAGTGACGAACCTGTTCACTTCCGGGTCGGTAGCCCTCAGTTCCGCAAACCTGCAGCTTGTCGCCTGCGCGCTTCTTAGCGACGGGATGACGGCAAATTATCTGTCTCAGCTCGCGAGGGTGCTGGAGGTGGGCTGCACCAACGTCGGCTTCACCTTCGGCGTGGCGCCGGCAGCAGGCAGCTACTCAGCGACTCGCAACGTAACGGCCTATACGACCAGCGGCGCCGCAACGTCGTACACGCCCGACATTCTTAGCTACGGCGTCCATGAGATCAATTCCAGCGGCGCCGCTATGGCCTTCAATAATCCCACGTTGACGGAGCCTGCCTACGGTTTTCCGGTCACCATTATCTACAAGAACACCAGCGGCGGCGCGGTCACGCCGACGTTTGGAACGCGCTATTCTTTCGCCGCGGGCGCCCCTGCGAGCGTGAACAACGGCAATAGCGCTGTTTATCACTTCATTCCTGCATCGGTGCTCGTCACCTCTGATCTCGTGTGCATATCGACGCAGACCGCAGGCGGAGTGACGTTGTGATGCCCACCGCTCCCATCTACTTCGGCAACGACCAGAAGAGCGGCGACCAGGAGCTGGCCGGCGCCTCTCCTCTCGCCATCAACGTGATCACGGACGGCGCAGGCGCCATCCGTCGCCGCCCTGCCATCGCTGCGTGGTCTGACTTTCCGGGCGTCGAAGAAGACTCGCCCATTATCGGGCTCTATGCCTGGGAGGACGAGCTTTACTACGTCAACGAGAACCGCCACATCTACAAGATCAATCCCGACACGGGGACGACCACGGATCTCTCGGTGGGCGGTGGGCCGAGCTACCTGGCGGGGGCCGCGCGCCCGATCTTCGCCGAGACTTCATTCCGGCTCGTCATCGCGGGTGGCGCTGAGCCTGAGAAGATCGACAGCGGCGAGACGACGGCGGAGCGCCTGGGTGGGTCGCCTGCTCCCGCGAGCCACGTCGTGGCCATCGCATCCCGCCTGGTGTTCAACGACTTGTCCGACGCCAGCACCGACGACAACATCCAGTATTCTACGGGCGTCGGGAGCGCCGGAAACGAGCTGTATGATCCTCTTGCGTTTACGAGAGCAGAGGCTAAGCCCGATTCCATCGTCGGTCTCTTCGGGAACAGCAACGAACTGTATGTCTTTGGCAGGCGTTCCCTGCAGGTCTACGTCCCCGAGGTCGTCGAGGTCGTCGCAGGCGGCGTTACACTGTTCACTCCGCAGCGGGCCGTCAGCTACGGCTGCGCGGCGGGGTACTCGATCATCGAGGGGGACGAGGGGTTCCACTGGCTGGACGACAAGCGGCGGTTCATGACCAGCGACGGGCGAGGCGCAACCGAGATCAGTGCGCCCATCTCCCGGACCCTGGACGGGATCGCGGTGGTGACTGACTGCTTCGGCTTCCGCTGGATTGCCGATCAGTTCGATGCGATGGCGTGGATCTTCCCGTCGGACGGCAGGACCTTCGTTGCCCAGGGGGACGGGGGCTGGTCGCAGTGGCACGGATGGACGCAGGGGTCGGGGCACACGATCTTCCCGATCAAGTCTCATCACTTCTGGCCCGAGCGGAACGTGCATCTGGTGGGCATGGCGGACGGATCGATCGCGACGCTGGATACTGACGCTCAGTCCGACCTCGGAACGGTGTTCAAGGCCGAGATCTTGACCGGCTTCATCGACCACGACACCACGGCGACGAAGCACTGTGAGGCAGTGAGGTTCTTTTTCCAGCGCGGCCACGGGGCCAGCACGACCACGCCGCCGCAGGTGCTTCTTTCCTGGAGGGACAGCCTGGGAGACTTCACGACGCCGATACGTCTGAGCCTTGGCCTAGCGGCTGACTACGCGTTCTCCGTCGAGCGGCGATCACTCGGGACATATCGATCGCGCCAGTGGAAGCTCGAATTTACAGACGCGGTCGACTTCGTGCTGGCTCGCTGCGAAGAGACCTATGCCGTGGGAGGGAACAACTGATGGAACAGGTATTCGGCGGGGCAGGATCAGGGGCGCTGACCGGGTATGCCCTCGGCGGTCCCATTGGCGCCGCTGCCGGAGGCATAATCGGCGGCATCGGCGGCTATTTCAAGAAGAGAGGCGCCGACAAGCAGAGGAAGGCCTTGCAGCAAGCGCGGGCCCAGATGGAGGCGCTGGCGCGCGCTCAGCGCGAGCAGCGGATGAAAGACATGGAGCGGGCGCTGGGGTACTTCGCGCCCGTGCAGGCCGAAATCAGCAGGCTATACGGCGGCTAAGCCATGAGCATCAATTACGGCAAGTACATTCCTCAGTCGCTGAAGGACGATTTTGGGTATACAGATCCTCCTCCCCCCGCGCCAGTCACGCCTTCGCCGCCAGCGCCACGCCCGATGTATCGCCAGCGTCCCAAGGTCAAGACGCCGGGCTTGTTGGAGACGCCGGGAGAAGCCGAGCAGTGGTGGACAGAGAACAAGGATCGGCTGTCGGGGCCGCTGCAGTCTGAGAACTACTACAACGGCCTGATGGGCCGCACGGGAGGCGCTGGTCTGCAGCCGGCGGCAACCAGCGAGGCCTACAACGCCTCGAAGAGCTACTTTCAGAACCCCACGCTGGCAGAGACGACGGCGGGGCGGAACGTGGGCGAGCTGGCCAGCAAGGGCTATTCCGAGCAGCTCTACGAAGCCGGCGGCGATCATCTCAATCCGTACTACGAGCGCGCCCGCCAAAAGGGCATGCAAGAGCTTCAGGATCGGATGGCCGCCGCGGGCGTCTTCGGGTCCGGGGCGACCGCTAAGGCGATGTTTGAGCTGGAGGGCGAGCTGGGCGCGGCCCAGGCTAAGGCGATGGCGGACCTTGCCAATCAAGCCGACCTCAACAAGGTTGCCCGCTTCGGGGAGAGTCGCTTGACTGCCACCGCCGGCACGGACGCCCAGCGAAACCGTTACGGCGACTGGTTTGACGCCGGTGAGGCGCTCGATAAGGGTCTGCGCGAAGACGAGACGTTCAACCGAGACACCGCGGCCGGTGTTGATGACGCTCGGATACGAAAGGACGAGTCTGTCTTCGGGATGGCGAAAGACACGCAGAAGCTTTTTGAGGGCCGCGAGGGCGGCAAGCTTCCGGCGTTGCAGGACCTGGCGGACCGCTACGCCGGCATATTTGAGAGGATGTCCGGCATATCGGCGGACGAGCAATTGAAGCTCGCAGAGGGGATCATCCAGTCGATCGTGGCCGGGGGACAGATGGATCGCGCGGAAGCCGAGCAGTGGGTGGAAGAGATGATGCGAGGTGCAGGGATCGCGGTGCAATCGGGCGCCTTCTCGGGGGGCGGATCCGGTTCAAGCGCGATCCCGCCCCCAAAGCCCAACCCGTACTAGACCATGCCCGTCGACTTCTCACCCTTCTACGCCCCGATCCCGGAGAGCCCAACATCGCGCGGGCTCCGCGGGATCGGCGATGCGCTCGACGCC